GGAGACTACTGCACACTCGCTCGGTATCATAACCGAGAAAGCTAGTACGCCCTACAACAGGAGATGATGGCTGAACAGCGGGGAAGTAACGAATCAACTTCTCAATTCGTTCGTCCAACCATCGAGCAGCACTCCAAAGTCCACGCTCATAGAGCTGGTTCCTCAAAGATGCTGCCGATAGAATCTCCTGCGCGTCTCGTCGTGTTTTCGGAAGTACTCTACGACAGCGAGCGACAGTAACGTCCTCGCCTGCAAAGTACTCAGCACCGCAAGACTCTCTGAACATTCCAGTCCAGAAACTCTTAGCAGTGTTGACCTTGAATCCATAAGATCCAAGTTCCGTCTGCACGATTGCTGCAATGTCGTTAGGGACAATGATATCGTCCCCGAAGACGCGCACCGATCGTCTATACCGCTGTATCATTGGTATAGATAGCTGCTGCTGCTCCTTCTTCTCAATGGCGAGGTAGATGATCGTAAGAAAGACCATCGCCTCAATTGGGAAAGTCAGAGCAGAGCCCATAGATGCGAACTTGGACAGGCGGATCTCGCCATGTCCAGGTACATCAGCTGTTTGAGTCCTGCACGCCTGGATGGCGTGTGACGTGTATCCGATGCCAAAGATTGCACGGACCAGCTGATTCGAAACACGGTCGGAAGCTTCACTAAGATCTAGTGTAGCAAGAGATCCGTCTGTAGAGCCTAACTCGGCCATAAGCCGGTTAACCTCTGCGTCGCGGAACCCAATCTGACCTCTGATCAGGTCGTTCTGTTCGAGCAACCTAGTCAGATCACGGGCTATCGCCTGCTGAGCATACTGCATAGCAGTCGGCTCAATAGCAATAATCCGTGGTGTTTTGAGCGTTTTAGGTACAAGGACTACCTTTACAGGTAGCTCTTTACCGGGCTCGATAGATGTCACGCCGTCAAGGAGGTAATTAAACCTCCAATTCGGGATGCAGTACTCCCCATAAGGGAGCTGCTTCTCTAGACGGGCGGGCCAGGCACGCTGGACAAACTTAGCGTTTCCGCTGAGTCTGTCTGCGGTTTTGCCTGGTCCATGTTTTGGAACGAGCTTGTGATCACGGATAAGTATATCCAATTCACAAAGCAAAGGACCAAAAAGCATCCTAGCAACACGGCGGAAGTCAGAAAGACTTTTACCAATGTTGTCAAAATGCTTGACATCTGCTTCGGTTCGAACGTATGCTTTGAGGGCATCCTGGTTCCTTTCTTCCGAGGTAGGAAGGAGGATCTTACCATACATCAGCGTAAGCTGACGAATGGCGCGGATAGCCTCAATGCTACAATCTTGCCGAAGTACAGCAGTTTCCGGATCGAAAACGAGCTCGAAGAAACCTCCTAGAAATAAGGGGAGACTTCCTCTCTTCTTAAAACCTAAGAAGAG